TTGGGTAAGCGAGTAGAGCTGCTCGGATTAGACGCACCACAGAGAATACAGGCGGAGGTGATTACATATGACGGTAACGGAGACATTGACGGAGACATCGAACGAATTATCAAACTTCTCGACCAAGTGGATACGGGCAGCAAGATACAAGTGGAGGCGAGAGCTGGCGAGATCCGAGCAATTACCACCGGAGAATGATTGGAACATTTGGCTATACATGGCTGGTCGAGGAGCAGGTAAAACTCGAACTGCTGCCGAATGGTTAGCGTGGGAGGCAATACGCCAGCCTATGACTCGCTGGGCTATTGTCGCTCCTACCTTTTCTGACGCTCGAGATACTTGCGCTGAAGGTGAGTCAGGAGTTATCGGAGTATTACGCCGGTATAAAATGCTTAAATCTTGGAATAGATCTATTGGCGAGATTATCCTTACTAACGGATCACGCATAAAGTTATTCTCAGCAGATCAGCCTGACCGTTTTCGAGGCCCACAACATCACGGCGCATGGTGCGATGAGTTAGCAGCTTACCGATACTCAGATGCTTGGGATCAGTTGCAGTTCGGCCTACGCCTCGGTAGTAAGCCACGCATTATTGTTACTACTACGCCTCGACCAGTTCCGCTTATCCGGGCATTGGCTAACCGTAAAGACGGATCTGTTGTTATTACTCGAGGCTCTACCTTCGATAACGCAGCCAACCTTGCTCCCTCAGCTCTTATGGAGTTACAGGCTCGGTATAACGGCACAAGAATGGGTAGGCAAGAACTTTATGGAGAGATCCTTGAAGATGTAGAAGGAGCGCTATGGACAAAGGGATTGATTGACCGTAACCGGATCGCAGAACACCCGCCATTGGCTCGTATTGTTGTATCTATTGACCCGGCGGTAACTAATACTAAAGATAGCGATGAAACAGGAATTATTGTGTGCGGATCTGATGCTGCGGGTAATGGTTATGTTCTAGGTGATTATTCTTTCCGAGGATCGCCGTTAGATTGGGCTTCTAGGGCCGTAGAAGTGTTCGATAAACATAAGGCTGACTCGATCCTAGTAGAAGTAAATCAAGGTGGCGATATGGTTACTGCCGTTCTCCAACAAATACGAATGGGCCTTCCTATCCGAGAAGTAAGAGTGCATGTTGGTAAGAGATTACGAGCTGAGCCAATATCAGCGATGTATGAGCAAGGCCGTATTCACCATGTTGGAGAGTTTGAGCAGCTTGAGGATCAAATGGCTACTTGGACACCGGAAGAAGTAGATTCTCCTGATAGATTAGATGCAATGGTTCAAGGTTTCGCAGACTTACTTGGCACAATTAACATAGCAAATTACTTTAATGCGCTCGCTAACTTTTGCCCTAGCTGCGGATTACCTATGCCTAAAGCGATGACGCATTGTTCTAAATGTGGAACGGCTATGATTAGCCCGGCGAAAGAAGGAGTATAATGGCTGTTGCGTATAACACGGTTATCGATCAAGGCGCAGATTGGTATTTCACTATTACTTATGAAAATCCAGACGGCACTCCAATCAACATTACGGACTATACTGCTGCCTGTCAGCTTCGTTCGTTACCTAATTCTCCGTCAGCGGTTCTTACGCTTACAACGGAAAACGGTGGTATTGAAATCACTGGTAATACAGGAACAGTTGCGCTCCATGCTACTTCCGATGAAACCGAAGTAATAGACGAAGGAACTTATTTCTACGATGTAGAGATATATTCTTGGAATGTTCCAGCAATTATTACTCGCCTAGTCCAAGGCCAAATTGTAGTTAGTGCGGAGGTTACTCGATGAGCGAAGATAACATTATTGTCCAACCGGTTATCCCTCAAATCACCGTAGCAGCTCCCGGGCCTCAAGGCCCACCCGGAGCGTTCGCCCCGTCAGATATTTTCTATGTTCATACGCAAGCAATAGCAAGTAACACATGGACAATCAACCACAACCTCGGAGGACAGCCTACTGCCGTAGTGCTAGACTCCGCAGGAACGCAATGCGAGGGCACTTTCAGTTATCCTAGTTCCAACCAAATGGTAATTACCTTTACTGCTGCCTTTAGCGGTACTGCGTATGTCGTATAAGGAGTAGACATGAGCCGTAAGTTTCTCGTAAGTATTGATCTTAATAAAAACGAATTACAGAATGCCGTAATTCAGAACCTTGCTACTGCACCAGCAACACCACTAGCAGGTCAGGTCTACTACAACACAGTTGATAATCAACTTTATATTTACAACGGAACTCGCTGGGAAGTAGCCGGTAACGCCGTTCAATCAGGATCTCTTGCCTCTCGCCCTGCTGCTACATCAGTTGATGCAGGAACAATTTACTACGCAACAGATAACTATCTTTTTTATTATTCAGACGGCGCAACTTGGCAACAGACAAACGCATTTGGTTCAGTAACTGCTCAGACTTCTTACGGAGCTGCGAGCGCTAACGGAACATCAACTAACTATGCTCGCACAGATCACACTCACGGAACGCCAGCTCTCGGAACAGCAACACCGGCTAATGTTGCTAACGCAACCGGATCTGCTGGATCTGCTACTGCTCCTTCTAAAGAAGATCATGTTCACGCATTTATTCCAACAGCCGATATTTCATTTGCTACTTACAAAATAACTAACCTCGGAACTCCGACAACTAGCACAGACGCAGCAACAAAGGCATACGCAGATTTAATGCTTCCTAAATCTGGTGGCACAATGTCTGGCGCTATTGCAATGGGAACAAACAAGATCACAGGCCTTGATACTCCTACTGCCGATGCTGACGCAGCAAACAAAGGTTATGTAGATAGCGTTGCTCAAGGATTAGATGTTAAAGCTTCCGTTCGACTTGCAACAACAACAGTTTTAGACGCATTTACTTCTACTGCTACAAATGTGCTTACTGCTGATGAGTCTGGCACACTAACTATTGACGGAGTATCTCCTATTGTCGGAGATCGTATTTTGGTTAAAAACCAACTTACGACTACCGCTAAATACAATGGTATTTATGATGTAACAGCAACAGGTAGCGTAAGTCAGCAATGGGTATTGACTCGATCTGCTGATGCTAATACTTCTGCTGAAGTAACTTCAGGAATGTTTACATTTGTTGAACAAGGCACAACAAACGATAACTCCGGTTGGGTATTAACTACTAACAACCCTATTGTTCTTAACACAACAGCTCTTGTATTCGCTCAGTTCTCTGGCGCTGGCACATATACCGCTTCTAACGGTGTATTACTTACCGGATCTAACTTTACTTTCGCTCCACGCACAGGCTACGGCCTAGCAACTGGCGCAAGTGGCGCAGAAATCAAGCTGGCTACTACTTCCGGTCTTAATATCACCTCTGACCTAGCAGTAGGCGCTGGTAACGGTATTTCAGTTCTTACAAACACAGTAGCGATTGACTCAGCCGTAGTAGTAAGCAAGTATTCAACCAGCATTGGTGACGGAGCTGCTACTTCTTACACAGTAACGCACAATCTAGGAACTCGAGATGTTCAAGTAACTATTTATGCTAACTCCGGTTACGCCGAAGTAGTCGCAGATGTTACACATAGCACTACTAACACAATCACAGTAGCATTCTCCGTAGCCCCTACTTCAGATCAATACCGTGTAGTGGTCTTCGGCTAACAGCAGTAAGAAGGAGATACACATGGGTCTTCGTGACCGTATCGCTAAGGCGCTACTGCAAGGATCGGTAGATAAAGCACCAAACCTGCCCGCAGGATCGGTGACTATGACCGAGCAAGAAATGGCTCGAGGTTCTCAGATTGCTCAAGGCTACGGTAATTCTAATCCCCTGCCTCGAGATCCATGGATGGCTATGGTTCCGTTTGGGCCGGGCAATCCAATTACTCCGGGTGCTATCAACCCATTACGACCAGACGGCAGACCAGATCCACGCCGTTATGAATTCCAAGTTGCTCAGAACATCAACATTACTGAGACACGCCTTGTTCCTTTTAAGACTCTCCGAGCTGCTAGTGAGCAAGTAGATATCCTGCGCCGTTGCATTGAAGTTCTTAAGTCAAAGATCACCGGCCTTGAGTGGGATATTGTGCTTGGCACAGATGCTTCCGAAAAGATCGCTGCTAAAACTGGTGGAGATCATGTTCGTGCTATGGCTAAGGCTCGTGAAGAATATAACGATGAGATAAACCGACTCAGAGAGTTCTGGGAAAACCCGGATCGTGCTAACGGATTGACTTTTACTGATTGGCTAATGATTGCGCTCGAAGAAATCCTTGTCGTAGACGCATGGGCAGTATGGCCTCAAAAATCTGTTGGTGGAGATCTCTACGGCCTTCAGATCCTAGACGGAACAACTATTAAGCCATTACTCGATGACCGAGGAATGCGCCCTATGCCACCTAACTCAGCATTTCAACAGATCCTTTACGGCTTTCCTAGATCCGAGTTTTCAGCCAATAACGATGATCCAGCAGCAGACGGCGAATTTACTTCTGATGACTTGGCTTACATGGTGCGTAACCGTAGAACTATCTCGGTATACGGCTTCTCTCCAACAGAGCGAGCGCTACCACTAGCAGATATTTATCTACGCAGACAGCAATGGATCAGAGCTGAATATACTGACGGCGTATTGCCTGAATTGATGTTTGAGACAGATGCTACTTGGGGAACTAACCCGGATCTACTACGAGCATACGAAAATATATTTAACGATGACCTATCTGGTCAGACTGAACAACGCAAGCGAGCAAGATTACTTCCTACTGGCATGAAGGCTGTTCAGTATGAAGGTTATGGCGAAAAGTTCAAAGATACTCTTGACGATTATTTGATCACTTCTATTTGTGGACACTATGGAGTTCAGCCTAACGAAATTGGCTTTGCCCCTAAAGGCGGTGGCCTCGGTGGAGCAGGATTTGAGGAAGGCCGGGCCGATACAGGCGAAGCACTAGGCGCTCAACCTCTCGTAAACTGGATTTCTAAAATGATTACTCAGCTCTCTTATGCCTACCTTGGTATGCCTCGCGAACTTGAGTTTAAGTTGATGACTTCTAAGCGCAACGACAATGAAACTAATGCTCGTAAGTCTCAGATCGAAGTTACCTCCGGTGCTAAAACAATTAACGAACATAGATCTGAAATTGGCTTGCCTCTCCTAGATACACCACAGGCTGATATGCCTATTCTTGTATCCGGAGCAAATATGTTTCTATTTTCACCAAAAGGCCTTATTAACGCTGTTACTTCTAGCACCGCACCGCAGCTTGAGGCAGACGGAATTACCCCAATCGAGAAGCCCGTAACTACCGAGATCGGTAGCAAGCCGGAGACGGAAGGCACACCTTCGAGGGAGGCTGAAGAAGAAACCGAGGTTGAGGCTGAAGTTCAGGCTGAAGTCAAGGCTTTTATGAAATGGGCCAACAAAGGAAAAAGAGCCAGACTGTTCGAGTTTAAGTCTTTAGATCCTATCGTGGGTGAAGCGCTTAACCGTTGCGCCTTTGACGGGGATCTTGAAACCGCCAGAGCGCTCGCTAAAGCGTATCTAACATGACTTGGAGCGCTCATAAGGCAGAAGGGCGCTTAGCAGCAAAGAACGCAAATAAGATCCGAGCAGCTCTTGGGCAACAGCTCGATCCTAAAAAGGTTTTTAGGCGCTACCAAGAAACCCAGCCGATTGCTACTGATAATCTTTCTCGAGATCGCGCCCGGGCTAAATCTTGGGCAATGCTTAATGTGGGCTTAGATATGAATGCTCTTTATACAGCGTTAGTTCGCGTATGGACAGAAGCATTTGTATTAGGAGATCTAGCTGCGAGAGAAGCAGTATTGCGAGCCAGAGAAGCCAAGAAAGCCGATAATAATGATTACATTGATTGGGATACTTGGACACCCGGAGACGCAGTAACCGCAGCTCTTATTAAACCACCTGCTGCGCTACAAAGATTACTAGATCAGGCAGGATCTTATATAAAAAACTTTGATAAAGAGACATATAACGAACTAGGAACAGCGCTTGCTGACTCTATTGCTCTTGGATTAACCGACTCTCAAGCTGCTAAATTGATTAACAACATAGTTAGATCCCCGGCCCGAGCGTTGACTATTGCTATTACTGAGACAGCTCGAGTTGTTTCTTATTCGGCTATGCAGACTTACAAAGAATACGGCCTAGAAAAGCAGGAGTGGCAAGCCAGCTCTCCATGCGATAAGTGCGCTGTAAACGAAGGAGCGGTAGTTGAAATCGGCTCTGTATTTCCTTCGGGTGTAACTCAACCTCCCCAACACCCAAATTGTCGTTGCGCCCTACTACCGGTGATCCCAGATATGACAACAAACGAGTTTGGCGTAACAGATGTAGCACCGGCCTTCCTAAAACACGGTAAAGACATTACAAGTGATGCTACAGTAAGCGGTAATTCTTTAGAGCAAGCCTTATCCAAAGTAAAAATCGAATGGGTGGAATATGACTAACATAACAACAGCGTTCTTCGAAATCGTCAAGGCGGATAAAAACGCAGACGGAACACTTATGGTTTACGGTAAGGCAACAGATGACTCAATAGACATGGATCAGCAAATCTGCGATAGCACTTGGCTTGACTCTGCTATGCCGGAATGGTTCAAGTCAGGCGGTAATATCCGTGAGCAACATTCCTCGATTGCTGCCGGAGTCGCTAAAGAATACGAGCGTAAAAAAGACGGGCATTACATTCATGCCCTTGTTGTAGATCCTGCTTCGGTTAAAAAAGTAGATCTTGGCGTTCTAAAAGGCTTCTCTATCGGGATCAAAAACCCTAGAATTACCCGAGATGAGAAAGCTGCTAATGGCCGGATCGTTGACGGCACAATAGTTGAGGTATCCTTAGTGGATCGCCCGGCGAACCCAAATTGCCAACTCGTTCTTGCGAAAAGCATTGACGGAGAAACAGGAGTGTGGAAAGTGGAAGAACTTATTGAGAAGGAAGATGCTGTTGAGGCAACTCCTGTTGTAGAAACACCGGCGGAAGAAGTTGTAGCCGAAGAAGCAGCTCCGGTTGAAACACCTATTGCTGAAATTGTAGAAGAAGATAAACTAGAACAACACGGAATTGAAAAAACTGCTAAAGCAAAGTCAATTCTTGCATCACTTGTCAAGTTTGATAAAGGTCAATACGAAGCAGCTCGAGAAGCGCTTGCTAATTTAATTGCTGTTGAAGCAGAGGAAATGAAAGAGGGATCTAATGAAATTATGTCTATTTCTCACCTGCTCGAAGCCGTAGCGCACCTTGCTATGTGGTATGAAGGCGAAGAAGCTGAGGGCGAAGTAGTAGAAGAAATGATCGAAATGTCTACTGACTCAGATACAGATAAAGCCGATACTGCAATGAAATGCAAAGAGTGCAAGAAAACCGAAAAATATTGCAAATGCGCAGACGGTTTTAAGGGTATGGAAGATAAAGAAGCCAATCCAGATCCCGTTCCAACAGAAGAAACAGAAGCAAATCTTGACGGAACTACTAATATTCCGGCTGGCGAGATTGCTACCGTTCCATTCCAAGCAACCGTTACTGACTCCCAAGCGAGAATTAACGCTGCAAAATCAGTTTCTGCTGACGAAGCAGAAGTAAGTGCCCTAGTAGAGCAAGTAGTAAAGAGCGCAACAGAGTCTCTCAAGTCGGAGATCGCAGAGTTGGTAGCAGCAAAAGAGGCTGCATTAACTAAAGCGGTAAGCCTTGAAGAAGAGTTGGCAACTGCTAAATCTCTAGCGATAGCCGGTGGCCCAAAGCGAACAGGATCTTCTTTAGGGCAACCTAACGATCTAATTGTAAAAGCTGCTACCTATAAAGCGAAAGCAAACGCAACAACCGACCCATTACTTGCCAAGGGTTACAAAGCATTAGCAGATGAATACTTTGCTAAGGCCGAAGAACTCAACAAGTAACCAACCAACTCTCTCGAAAGGAACTACCCAATGGCGCTAAATGCTCCTAAGGCAAGTGATCTTTTTGATGGCGCTTCACCACGCGAAGCAGCAGAGCGCATGGAAGAATTTACTGGCGAACTCAGCAAATCTCTTTCACGCGGTTCTTCTACTCCGGGTCAAGCACCAGCAGCAGATCCAACAGCACAATTAGAAGCTCTTGTTTCTAACAAATCTTTATCAGCAGATGCAGCAGCAAGTCTTCAAAACGCATTAACAATTCAACGCTCTTCAATGCAGAACATCAATAAGGAAATTACTCTTACAAATCCTCTTGATACCTCATTCGCAGCGTTTGACTTGGAAGCACCTTCTAAACTGCTTACCCCTCGCCCAACACCACTTCGTAACCGCATTCCTCGTAAAAAAGGAGTCGGTACTTCGCACCGTGTCAAGAGAATTCTTGGATACACAGGTACAGGAACTGGTGGAGTAGGTAACACATGGCCAGGAATTACCGAAAGCACTACAACCGCATTCGGTTCTATTGATTTCCAAAGAGGCCCACAGATCTCTTACGCTGCTGATGACTTAGTATTGCCATACAACAGCTATTCTTTATCAGATGCAGTCAGCTTTGATGCTAACTTCTCTGGTCTCGGATATCAGGATCTACGCCAGCTCTCAAGCACATCGACTCTATACGCAACAATGCTTATGGAAGAACGCATGATGCTTATGGCTCGTGGAACAGCATCAGGTTATTCAGGCGCACTAGCTGCTCCAACAATCGCTTCAGCAACAGGCGTAGCAAAAACAGCAACAGAAACAGCACTTCCAAATGCTCAATACATTGTCTTTGTAACTGCTAACGCAGGTATTTCTTCAACAGGCTTCGGTGAGTCAATCGTTTCTGCTCAAGCTGCTGAGACAACAACAGGAACTCAGGTTCTACAAGTTACCGTTGCTAACCCAGTAGTAGGCGCACTTGGCTACAACCTATACATCAGATCAGGCGCACAAGCAGTTGCTACATACCAAGGAACATTCCAAGGTTTGACAGCTCGCCTTGTTGGCGGAACTTCTGTAACTACTGCTAACACATTTGTTTATTCAACAAACGGTGCAGCAGTAACTCGAGCAGCAGCAGATACTTCTGCTTACGCAACAGGTTATGACGGAATTCTTCCTACAGTTCTTGGGCCAAATACAGGCTTTAATAACGCAATCAACGGTGCATTCTCTACCTCTAATCCGGGCGTAGAGTTCCAGACCGTGTTTGCTAACCTATACGAAAATGTAAAGGCTGATCCAGATATCGTTCTGTTAAACGGTAATGATCGTAAGCAGCTCTCTGACGCAATTAAGTCAGGCTCAAACGCTAACTATCGTTTGGTTATTAACCAACCGGGAGAAAGCGGAACTACTTATGGTTCTATCGTAACTGGACTTCAAAACGAAGTAACAGGCAAGGCTGTAGATCTCATGGTTCACCCATGGCTTCCACAGGGCGTTGCTCCAGTTCTATCATTTACACTTCCAATCCCTGATACTGAGGTATCAGATGTTTGGGCTAACTTCTTGGTTCAGGATTACATGGGCATTCAATGGCCAGTAACTCAGTTCCAGTATGAGTTCTCTACTTACTTCCGTGGAACATTCTTCTGCACCGCTCCTGCATGGAACGGCGCTGTATCAGGAATTTTCTCAGCGTAATGTGTTTAGAGTGTGGTTGTAATCAGCCACAAAATAGTCACGGCGGGGGTCAGACGGTATTACCTGACGGATCTGTTGCCAATATGACTACGGCTGTAATGATCACACAAAAATAACTAAATAAAGGCAGGGAGGGGGAGTTGTCTAACGGCACTCTCCCTCTCTTTATT